TTCTTCACCCACGCCAGTTCTTCAGGTGAGAGGATGTTGTCCGACCTGCGCTCACGCAAGACAGAGGTCAGTTCACCGACAAGTAGGGCGCGGTCTTCGGGTGTCATTGTGAACCGCCTAAAATTTCAAAAGCGTTGGTAATTTCTTTGGGGCTTAACTGGTTAGCCTTAGCAGCCCTAGTTTTTGGGCCTTGCCCAGTACCCGAAACTGGCCTGCCTTGACGCAAATTTTCTTCTAGCCCAGTTAAAAGATCAAGCATTTGATCTCTTTTTATTACGGCATCTCGTTTCATTTGAGCATTTTTTGCTTGGTCTGCAATATCTTGAAATGCTCTTGCTTTGTCTTGAATTTTTGTAACTGCATCTTGAACCCATTGACGATCCATCATTTTTGACGCAATGGCTTTATCAGTCAAACCTTTAAATTCTGGGGCAACGGTAGCAAGGTCTATTTTGGTTTTGTCAAACGCTACTTTTTCAGCAGCGGTTAAATCAAACAATTTTCCAGCCGCAACTTTTTCAGAGGCAGTCATTAACGATTTGCCTGTATTCTCCATAAAAATTTCTGGTGTCGCTCCCTTAACACCGGCCCCGCCAACTTTGTAAGTGCCGGTAATGGGGTCAAAATCTAACACAGCACCCATACCTGTTGGTTGCCGTGCTGCTGCTTCAGCCGCAGATTGTTGGGCTTCAGCGGCAGCGCCTTGGCGCATACTCAAATCCCGAGCGCGAGCATCTTCCATGCGTAGAGCGCCCATTTGCCCACCAACCGGGCCTTGTGACATTCCTATCTGGGCAGGCCCAGGCGCAACACCGGGGGTAGTAAGTGGGCCGGGGCCACTTGGACGCAATACAAAGTTTGGGATTTGATCTGGCGTTAAAACTGATTGACTGTAATCATACGGAACCAACGCATTTGGTGAATAGCTTGGCTCTACGGGGCGCAACATATTTGGCGCAGGCCGGTAATCTGTAGGCATAGCGCGGGATGTTTGGTAGGCTGGGTTGACCATGCCTCTAGCCGCTAATCTATTTCCAATCAATCCCGTAGCGCCGCCAATAGCAGCCCCACCAATAGCGCCTGGATACCCAGCTACAGAACCACCAGCCAAAGCGCCTACTGCGCTTAATACGCCAGATCGTGTAGCCTTTGGCATAATTTGAGCAACAGGCGCTTGCGTACTCATTAAATTTGGAAACGTAGCCGCAACTGTTCCAATATCAGCCCCAACGCCTGTCATGTTGCCCTTTTTTTCGTTTAACAATTTTGCGTAAACTTGAGGGTCAACAGTTTCATTGGCAAAGTTAATGGCTCGTTCATGGTCAAAAATTTGAGCCATTCGAACTCGCGCCGTTTTCATTTCCGACAATGCCTTGGAATTTGGCGCATTGGCGTCAACTATGTCTTCCAAAATATTTGCAATTGACATTTGAGCATCAGCTTTTGCTCTTAACAATGGATCAGGATTAACTGATTCAGCTTTGTAAACAGCGTTTGCATTTCGACGATTTGATCGAATGTCGTCCAACAACAAAGCCCCACTACGACCTTGTTGCAATTTGTTTATTGCGTCATCAATCAAAGAACCTACTGCTGCTGCTGATTGTTCGCCACCAATTAAAGCTGGGGTTCTAAGAGATTCAAGCGCATTTAAAGATGTTTGCGAAGTTTGCAAAACACCCATTTTTCGAATTACATCGTAAGGCTTTCCGGCAACATCTAATGCTCTATCAATAGATGCTAAAGTTAAATTTTCAGTTGGGGCAACACCCAAATCTTGTCGCACTACTTTAGTTGTTTGTGCGGCGTTGTACGGGTTAGCTGCCTCATCAAAGGCTTTGCCAACTACCATGCCTTTTGCGCGGTTGCCCATTGTGGGATTAGTAATTGCTGGATCAACCGCAAAACCTTGACGTTCCGCCGCTTTTGTTGCGTCAATGATTGGCGCATTGGCGTAGGATTGAGCAACACGCCCTTCTTGAATACGGGCTGCACGGGCCTCAAGAGGCACGGCAATAGCGCCGCCAATGAGGTTGGCTTCACTACGCCCAACGTCACGAATAGCCCTAGCAGCAGGGCCAGCCGATTGACCTAGAGCATTTAGTGTTGGTATAGGAACGCCAACAATAGGCGCCAAAGCATTGCTTATAGCGGCAGTATATTCCTGCCCCTTTTCAGTTCTAGGTTGATAAAACTGACTTTGTACTTTTTTGCCAAACTCTGCTGCTGCTGCTCTACCTTGTGGCGTAAACGCTTGACCACCAAAAAGTTCATAGCCCAATTGAGCAATTGGCGTAACGACACCGCCAACCATTCCCCCTGCCATTGCAGGCAACACCTCTGCTGCGCCATAAATCTTGTCGATTAACGATATCGGCTCTTGCGGTGTCGGTGCTAAATTGGCTCCGCGCTCAGTTGGTATCTGTGAAACCAAGCTACGGGTAGTGGGGGTTTTTAATGCTAAATAAGCATCGGGATCAAAAGCAACAGGCGCAGACGCTTTTTGCGCTAAGTAAGCATCAGGGTCAAATGCAGCCATGTCATTGTCCTAAACGCTGTTTGATTTGAAGTGAGCGAGGATCTTTTGGGTTAGCGTTTGCCCAATCTAACGCCTGTTTATCTGCTGGAGCAAGTGCAGCAGCCGCTGGTTTGCTGGGTGCTGTTGCTGGTGTTGTTTCGTCATAAGTAAGGTCAAATTTATCTCGGAGATTTTTAGCAAGTAAACGGGCTTGGCGAACAACATCACGCATTTGTTCGTCAAGATTTCCAGCAGTCGGTCTAATTTCTTGCACGGCATCCGAAATAAATTTCCATTCTTGAACCGCCATGTTGCCAAGTTTTCCATCTAAAGACGCAAGTGACCTGCCAAGTGTTTTAATTTTGCCTTTAAAAGTTTCTAACTTTTGTTCTGCTTTAGTTGCATCACCAGATGGAAGAGATGGCAGCAAACCAGCATATCCCGTAATGCCACTAAGCCCAGGATGGGGTTTTATTTTTTTATCTGGATTGCCAACTAACTCATCGGTTAACTTTTCTAGTTCATCGGCTGTGTCTACTGCCGATTTAATTTTAGAAGTGTCAGCAGCAAAATCTTTTTTCAAGGCTTGCTGTTGCAAAGCAGTCAAAGGTTTACCTGCCGCTGGCCCACCAGGGATAGCTTCAAGGTCGCCAGATTTGGTAACACGATAACCAGATGGCGCTTTAAGCATTGCTGTTCCACCGCTCTCACCGCCACCAGATTTGTCCATCTGCTTAACAAATTCTTTGTTAAACGCAGGCGTACCCGGTTCGCCTTTTAGCCGCGCTAAAGCAGTTGCATTTTTAATTTGTGGTGTAGTAGATTCAGGCGCGGTTACGGCAGCAGCAGGCCTTGCGGTCATCCTTAAAACTTCTGCGCGTAACGCAGCGTTAAATTCAGGTGAACCTTCTGGGCCTGCGCCTAATGCTATTGCCCGTGCGTTTTTGATTTCATTGGTTGTTGGTTCTGGTGCTGTTACAGGCGTTTTAGTTTTGAGTTCGTTATAGTACGCAAAACCTTCTGGCGTTTCTGGTATGCCCAATGCTCTCATTTCCCCAATAGCAACTGGTGGCGCAGCAACAGTAGGCGCTGCACGTTTAGCAGCTTCATAAGCTGCGTCACCAGCGGCGTCCATTGAGTACCCCAACGCCCTCATTATCTCCAGTTTTTCTGGCGGTTTAGCCGCTGCCGCTACTGCCGCTGGTGCAGTTGCAACTCCCGTATATCCCCGTGGAAAACGTGTTTCCCCAGGTCTTAAAGTAAATCCAGGTTCTGGCTTCTGCCCCTCCAACACACTGGCTGCGGTAACAATAAGACTTTGCTTGACATCTGCGTTCCATGCGGCAGGCATATGCGGCGCAAGTTCTGGATACTGAGTCAAAACGCCTGCACGAAGTGCTGTGTAACTTTCTACGTCAGTTGGGTCTATTCCCGCAACTGCATCTCTAGTTTGAGCAATGGCATTTTTTAAAATGTTGGATTTGTGCAGCGCGGTTTGCGAAATTGCTTGATCTCTTAAACGTTGCTGTGTGTCCCCTTCAGCCAACGTCTTATAAATGCCCTGTCCCGTTGTGCCAAACCCCAGCAACTGACTGCGATTGCTTTCGTTCAGACCCGGCAAGAACTGGCGCAAGGCGTTGCTTTCTTGTCGCGCCCTTCCATATTCTTCCATCTGCATTTTGGCAAGTTCATTCTCTTGCTGATACTTCTGCATCTGCGCCATCTTGTTGTACTGCGCTACTGGGTCAGGGGTATAGAACTGCGCCCCTTGCGCTATCATTTCGTTAAGGGTTGCCATGATTAGTAACCTCCGCCCTGTTGCATTGGAATAAAGGTATTGGCGTTATATGGCGCATCGTATGCTGATCGTCTGTTCCTAAACAAATCCATCATCTGGTTGTTTTGATAGCCAGTGAGCGCGGCGTTTATGGCGTTGTTGTAAGTGTTACCTGCGCCCATCTGCCCAGCAGCCATTGATTGCCCAGCGCCAAGAACACCTTGGCCCATTGCCTGTGCGCCTGCGCTCATTAGGTTAGCGGCGTTCGTTCCATAGGCAGCTTGCGATGTGCCTGTGTTAGCGGCAGCGTTTGCGCCCCTAGTTGTAAAGTCACTTAAACGTCCGTACTCGTCCATTTGGCGTGTTCGGTTGCGGTTGTAGGCGTCTGTAAAAAGTCCTGTTTGGCTGGCTCTGTTGGTTTGGAATCTTTCAAACGCTCCTGACCCAGCAGCCAATCTATTTCTTACTTCTGCAAGCGCACGTTGAGGCGACCGAAATAAACCCGCAGCAGCCAACCTGTTATTTGAACTTCTGTTAAGGTTACCAAGCGCACTTTCAAATAATACATCTTTATTTAAATCTTCTTGCCCAAAGTTACGCATTAGCGAGTTAGGGTCGAACCCAGGCATACTGTATGGTTGGTTAATTGAGCCGTAGCCAGCAGCGCCAGTTCTGTCACTCAAACCTATCAAATCCAACATTCGGTTTCTGGCAATATCACCAGCTTGTACAGTTGGCGCGTTCCTCAGCACTTGCTCGTCAGCAAGTTGCTTTTGCAACCTAAGTGCTTGTTCAGCCGCAGCCGCTTGGATTAGCGCCGCTTCCCTAGATGAGGTTGCCCCGGTTTCCGCAGCTTTTTGTTGACCGCTAGACGATAGGTAACCGCCAAGTAGCGATGCGCCAGCGGGAATACCAATTTCTGGACTAGGCATTTTCAAACTCCTCAAAAGCGTAAAACTCGCGGATTTCGCGGGACACCTTACGCATATGCTCAAAACCACCAATCAAAAATGCGGTGGCAATATGTATCTCAATCCCAAAATTGCGGATGTGAAACGCCAAGTTCCTCAAATGCTTTTTGTCACTTTTGCACATTTCATTTGCGTCATGGAACCCATTGATCGACGCCATGATTAAAGGCTGGTAGTAGTTGTAGTTTGCCACAAACCAGCGGTTGGCGGGTAACACAAACATCAACGACAAAAAAGCCCGGTTAACGTGTTCGTCTAGGATTTCAACGTCCTTGTCAATCAAATCGTCCCACAACTCTACCGCATCAAAAAAACAATTTACAAAGTCAATGGCATCTTGATGGCCCAAAAACCAACGCTGTTTGTTGGTTTTGCTGTCCTCTTGCCATTGAGCAGGCATTACTGGCATTACCCAACCACCCACGCCGTGCCATTGTCAAACACCGGGCAAACCACCGCACCACCGCCCACTGGAGCCGCTAGAAACGCTGGGGCTAAAGCATTAGTCACCCATGACCTGCGGCCTTGCGTACCAGCTGCTGGCAGGGTTGCCACGGTGTAGGCAGCGCCCAGGCCATTGCCACCATTGGCTACGGGGAGGATACCAGATACATTGGTTGTCAGGCTGGCAAAAGTAGTGGATGTCGTACCCGTACCGCCATTGGCTATCGGCAGGGTTCCAGTGACATTTGTTGCCAAGTTAACAAAAGTAGTGGATGTTGTACCCGTACCGCCATTGGCTATTGGCAGGGTTCCACTGACTTGAGTTGTCAGACTCACCCCACTTAGCGTACCGCCAAGGGTCAAACTGCCAGCAGTAGTAACCGTGCCTGTCAGTGTGATGCCGTTGACCGTACCTGTGCCGCCTACCGATGTGACTGTGCCCACAAAAGCATCATTGCTGGTGATTGTGAAACTTGGGTAAGTCCCTGTCACTACCGTTGTGCCTGCGCCCGTCAGCACCACTGTCTGGTCTGGCAGGCTGTTGGTCACTGTGATAGTCCCTGCGCCGTTGGTCACGGTAATGCCTGTGCTGGCAGTCAGGGTGTGCAGGGCGTAGCCCGTGCCATTGCCAATCAGCAGTTGCCCATTGGTGGGAATTGTGCCTAGTCCCGTGCCGCCGTTGATGACTGGCGTGATGCCAAGGCCAGAACCCGTGATTGTGTAGACGTTGTTGAGCCAACGAAACCATTGGGTTGTAATCTGCCCGTCTTGGGTAAACATTACCCGAGGCGCAGGGATTTGAGTGACGTTTGACATACTAGCTCGACGTTGGACTCAGCACCAACTCAGCGCCCATGATGACAATCTTTACCGGGTCAGTGCCACTGACCTCGTAGACCCGATCTCTGGATGAGCCAAGCCGCCGCCAAAACGTGCGGTAACCATACTCACCAATCTTGCCCATGCTAGTCCAATGCTCACTTGACCAGGTGTGACCACCATCGTCGCTCCAACGCAGCATAACTTGCGGGTCGTAGCCTGGGGTGGCGGGGAATGACTCGGTGACAATCTCAGCGCCATCAATGTCTGGGCCACTGTAGGCAAAGGTCACTAGGTACTCACCCGGCAGGCCCAAAGACGGTTCAGTGATGATTTCCTCGCCCAACTCTGTTGCCAGATATTCCCAATCAAACTCAGCAACGAGTTGGTAACTTGGCCCAGCTGGTGGGACGTTGAGCAATTCAGTAATGATGCCATCAGCAGTTTGCTCTGGATATACGCCCAGACCTACGCCTGTTTCAGCGTCAAGCTGCAAGGTGTGGTGTACCACTCGCTTGAGGTTGTTCTGACCAGTTGGCAAGCCTCTCCATGAGCGCAGCCACTTTTGGATGTCGCCGTTGTCAGCGTACACATCCAAGTCAAAGGCGTAGATGTTGCCGTTAACGTAGTCGCCGACCACAATTTGACTGTTGAACGCCATCTGGCAGTTTGACCGGTGGCGGGTAAACAAACCGTTTTCAAACCCAGCACGTTCGTGCCATGCTTGGGTAGACACATCGTAGACCCAGGTGGCGTTGCCGGTTGGGAATGTCAGGACGTAGAAAGCATGGCCTTCTTGCTGGTAGGTGTAGGCAATAGCGTCAGAAATGTCGCCATATTGGGCAATTGCGAACTCAATGGCGTGGGTGCTGATCCGAGTGCCGGTGTAGCCGTTGGCTCGGTAAACGATGCCTTGTCCTCGCGCATCTGCGCCTAGCCAGAAGATGCCGTTGTCCAGCTTGGCAACAGAGAAGGCCGCAGCGCAACCAATTTCATTGAACGCGCCTTGGATACGGGTCATGGGGAAGTCGGCAGCGCCAGAGTCGTACCAGACCTCGACCGAGTTAGTGCCAAACAGCCAAATTTGCCCGTGGTCAACAATCATGCTGACTACACCATCTGGCGAACCCTCGGCACTGGCAAAATCAAGCGGGTCAACTGATGAGCCGTCCAACAGTTGCGTCACCCAGAATATTTGGCTGTCTGGCTGGATGAAGACAAAGTAGCCATCCAAATAACCGACTATGGACGCACCAGCAAAGTCAACGTCTGTAATTTGAGCAAACACCGAGGTGCTGCTGTTGTAAATGTAACCCGGCCCGTTGGCTGCAATAAACAACTGAGTGCCGTTGTCGCTCATGCTGACCGGGCCAGTACCCACTACCGTGCCAAGCAAGGTGGCTACATAAGCCGTGGTGAGGCTGTAGAGTTCAGTGCCACTAACCACATACCCAACGCCGTTAAACGTCCACAAACCCCGTATTGGCCCTGTCCCAACCGTCACCAGCAAGTCAAGCCCAGGCGCCCGGTTCAAAAACCCGCCTGTCTGCCCTCCATCTGGAATAACTTCTGGGAACAGGTTGACCATCCTGTTGTCCGCAGCATTGACGCTACGGGCAACATAGGCGCTGCCCAATATTGGTGATTTCATTAAGAAACAGCACCACTGATAACAGCAAAGCTAAAAACAGGGGTTTCCACCGTTGTGCCGCCCGTGGTGCGGAATGTAATGTTAAATTGATTTGCTGAAACTGAAGTTACCATCAAATCATACAAATCCGTTCCTGACTTTTGGTTCAAAATAATTACGTCAGTTGCTGCTACTGTGTTGTTGCTTACCGTAAATGTTGCTGCGGTGGTTGAACCCGCTGCGCTGAACAAAGTAATTGCTCCAGTTGGCCTATTTAGCACCACAGTATTTGTGCGAGAGGTTGCTTGAACAACACCACCACCAGCACCAGTGGTGTAACCAGTTTTTCCAGAGCTGTTATTGACTAAAACACTACCCGCAGCAGTCAAGCTGGTTGCAGTTGCTACACCAAGCACCGGGCCGGTCATGGTTGGCGTGGTTAACACCATACCCGTGCTAAGACAATTGCTGATGTTGCCGCTGGCTACTGTGCCGAGGGCCGGGCCTGACAAAACAGGCGTGGTCAATATCATGCTGGTACTGGTACAAGCACTGATGTTTCCGCTGGTCACTGTACCCAGCACAGGTGTCACCATCGTCGGGCTGGTGAACAGCAGGGTCTTGCTAATGCTTTTGGTTGTGCCAGCTTGGACAAACGGAACAATGTCAGCAGCGTTGATGACGGTGGCAACAGGCAGAGCAGAGATGGCAACGGTAGTCATAATTAAAAATTCCCAGCGTAAATGTTATAGCGTTGACGATTGGCGACTATGCCGTAAGGCATTGCCATCACATCGTCAGGGTTGTTGATGCGCTTGATGTTGCGCTTGGAGGTCATGGCAATTCGCTGCACCTGTGGGCTTGGCTCGACGCCAAACTCAGCGGCAAGTTCACAGGCCAAGTTGAACCTAAAGGCCCGTAGGTAGCCTGGTGGGAACGACAACGTGGTTGCCAGCACTGCTGGCTGTGTCAATTCCTCTACCGATATGATGTGCCATTGAAGCGGCGAACTAGGCACAGGGTACACCGTCATCGTAATGTCGGGATAGCCCATGTTGACGTACAGCACCTGCGGGTAGGTGCTGGTTGTGTTTTTAACAGCAATGCCGTTGTACTGCTGCTCGTTAATTATTTTGATGCCATATGAAGTACCGTTTGAGGTATCTTTGAAGTAGGTGGCATCGTCAACCAAAACAGGCCGATTGCCAACAAAATTACCTGTTGGCCCTAACGTGCGTGTAGCTTGATTTACAGGCCAAGTAAACACCTGGTCTTGCGTGGTGAACACTGACAACCGCTCAGTGTTCCATGAGTCAATCATCTGATTGAGCGCCGACAGTGCGTCAGCAGATGTGGCGGCTGAAGGTGTCTCAGCCTCTGCCAACATCCCAATGAGCCGTAACGCCCCGTTTATCTGGTCGCCAGCAGATGTGGTCATACCCTATGCTCCTAATTCAGCAACCTCAACTCGGGGCCTGCCACGGGGACGTTTCATTTCGTTCACCGTGACAGGCTCGTCTACCGCATCTACATCAAACCTCACCCAGCCGTTCTTTTCGTCATAAACGGCCTCTGCTTCCATGCAAGCGACTTTCGTCCCATGCACGGGGTGACGTAGGTAGATGACTGCCATTTAGCTGATCCGATACACAGTGTAAGCAGCAGTACCAGTTTTGTAGAACAGCAGCTCGCCAGCACCGCAGGGCGAAGTTGACGCCACCGCAGTAAGTGCAAAAGTCATTGTTCCACTTAAGGTAATGCCAGTACCTGCTGCAATGGTCAAAACACCACTGGCTGTACCAAGGTTCAAGATTGCCAACCTAAAACTAGACCCAACCTTAGCGTTAGTCACTGTTGCATCAAGCAACGCTGCGGTAGGCAAAGTGTAAGTGGCAGCAGTTGCACCAGGAGTTGCAACCAAAATACCGTTTGTGACTTGCGCCACAGTCAATGTTGCGGTTGTAGTTGCTGCTTGGGGCGTGATTGACGTAATGTCAATTTCACTAACATTGCCGTCACCGAATTGGTAACCGCCGCCGACTGATGGGAGTGCCATGATAATTTCCTTTCAAATGAGTTAGATCAGCCCCACAGACGGCAAGCCATCTGAGGACGAATAGTGCTGAAACCGTAGAGTACGTCAATACGGCAAGGCATACGGTCATTGTTGATGTCGTAATCACGGATGATACGCAAACTGATACCGTTATGAACCGCACGAGCAGCCATATCTACCCCGGTTGGCAAAACCAAATCTGCCGTAGCAAATGTTATTGCGTCCTTGTGGTAAATCATATTCTGCGGATAGCCGGTAGAAGCCGTACCAACAAACGTCACGGCAGCGTTGTCAGCAGGGAAGCTGTCAACGGTAGCTAGTGCGCTAGTGCTGGTATAGATTGCTGGGCTGATTGCCATGTTTGCCAAAGCATTACCAGAACCAGTTTGTGCGGCGGTAACAACAAACTGTTGGAGCGAACCAGTTGACTCACGGGTTTGTGGGTTAACTGCAAACACACCAGCAATCGTAAACACATCGCCAGCAGTCACTGTGTCAGTTGCACCAGTAAGGCCGTCAATGCTGATAGTTGCTTGGCCTTGGGTGCTAACAGCACCGTTAACCAAAATCGTACCAGACCGTGAGCCAGTGGTGTGAACCTTGATGGATTGGCTCATGTTGATTTCGTCAAAGCCCAACACGCCAGTACCCATCATGCCGTTCTTAAACTGCTTGCTGATGGTGTCGGTGGGATTAAAGAAGCCAGACAGGCCGTTGACCAAGCCAGCGTTGGCTGCGGGGTTGACGGTAGCGTAGCGTGGAGCCATACCAGCGGCCGATTCGTTTAGTTTCTGCTGCGCTTGCAACAGAACCAAAGCGGTAGCGGGAGAAGTGCCAGGAGTGCCTACGGTGTTGAAAATGGTTTTGTAGGCATTAGCAACGTCAGCGTCAATGCTGGAGGCCAACTGCGAGATACGAGGCTTGAGAACCCGCTCTGCAAAGTCGTCCAACTGCAAAGTCAACTCAGCGGTAGTGAAGTTCACGCCGATGTGCTTTTGGCTTGCCACCGTCAGCGTGGTGCTTTGCTCGGCATCGTCCTGCACTTGCAGGGCTGCACCGTCAGTCACCAGTGCCCGGTCAGGCAGGCGAATACGCAGGGTAGAACCAATTTTTGCACCACTAACAGCAAAGCTGTCGTCGTACTGTCGGTTCACGTTGCGGGTGATTACCAGGTTGTTCTCAAGAATCTCAAGAGCCTTCCGAGTAATCATGTCAATGGTAAGAATACTGTTAGCCACGATTTTTCCTTAGAAAATAAATTAAAACTTTCGCGCCTGTA